TGGTCGTAATATGGCAATCTATAAAGTTTTTGGTGGTAATAATGATTATTATCTAGGAAATTCAGAATCTGGGGCTTGGAATTGGAGAAAAATATGGACAGACGGTAACGACGGAGCAGGTAGTGGGTTAAATGCAGGTTTATATCACGGTTTTGATATAACAGTTTCTGGTAATAGATGGGGTGTAATAAGCCCTGTTGAAACAAGTGGTGTTATTGAAATAGGTAGATACATTGATTTTCATAATACAGATGGAAGTACTGCCGATAGGACTTTCAGAATAGATAATAGTTCTACTGGATTCTTAAACCTTCAAGGAAATATTAACGTAGAGGATGATTTAACGGTAGGTGGTACTATAACGGCTTCACAAACCATAAGTACATCTGGTAATTTTGAAACTGACTCTTCTTTTCGATTAATGACATCTAACTCATTTATATATAACGATGGTCAGGGAGGTAATAATGTGGAGGCAGGAATCAGGTTAAACGGTGCTTCCGAAAGAGTAGGTATTTGGACTGGCAGTCAAGAAAGATTCTGGGTGCAGGGTAATCAAGCCAAGATGAATGGAGATATAACGGCAACATCTTTTCCAACTTCATCTGATAAAAGATTAAAGGCTAAAATAAAAGATTTAGAAATTAAAACTATTCCAGTTAAATGGAAATCTTTTGAGTTTAAAACTGAAAAAGGCCAATATAGAACTGGTGTAATAGCGCAAGAGCTAGAAAAAACTAATCCAGAATTTGTAAGAACTGATAATGAAGGAATGAAATCTGTCAGTTATACGGATTTATTAATTGCAAAAATCGCAGAGTTGGAAGAAAGATTAAATAAAGTGGGAATATAATGATAAAACTTGGGAATGATAATATAGTAAATATACATGGGGTTGGTAAAGTTATGTTGGGTAATACTGTTATTTGGCAACGAACCCCATCTACGGTGTCCCCGCCCATTACGGTAACTTCAAGAAATAGTTAATAGAGCTGGTTTCACCTCTAGTAGTTCAATAGGGGTAATAATCGAAGCGGTAACAGGCACAGGTACAAATGTAAGAAGGGGAAAAAGTTGGGACAATTCAACAACGGATGCACCTCAAATTTCTATAACTTATACTACTACATAAAAATAGATATACAGAATAATGACAACAAATCCACTAAAACCCCAGTTAAATGGAACAATATAAAGAAATAATACCTTGGGCACTAGGAATAATAACAACTATCCTAGCACTTAAAAAAGATTATATACAATCAAAGTTTACCAATAAAAAGTCAAAACTAGAAGTACTAGTGGAACAGGAAAACCTTGAAAATACTGGATTGGTAAATGTAGAAAAATCACTGCAGATATTCAAGGATATGCTGGACACTAATTCTTTACACTATAAAAATAGGATAACTGAACTAGAGCAGGATTTTGAGAACACATTAAAAAAGATGAGTTCACAGGTAGAGGAACTACACTTGTTAGTAAGTGAGCAAAAACAATTTATTATAAAACAATCAAAATCATTGGATTATTACGAATCCAAGTATGGTAAACGATAATGAACAACGAAAAAATAAAATAAGGATATGGCTATCATAATCAATTCAGTGGATTCCGAAAGGTTCTCACTTAACGGAACTACATATAACAAGATATACCAACCCATGAAATCGGGTACTACCAATGTGTCCATATACAACACGTATGATACTAGGTTTAAACTATTATCATCTACACATTTTGGGGAATTTACGATCAATGGGAGTACATATGGAAACCAAGCGGATGTTATTGAATCGTTGCTGGAAGTAGTCTATAAATCAATTGTAAACATTAATACCGATTCTACCGGTAGTGGAGGAGGCACTTGGGGAACAATTGCAGGTACTTTATCATCCCAAACAGATTTACAAGGTGCATTGGATGGTAAATCGAATACATCACACACACATACATTTGTATCCATAACAAACAAACCGACTACATTATCAGGATATGGTATCACTGATTCGTTTAATGGTACGTGGGCATCATTAAGTGGCAAGCCATCAACATTTGCTCCATCAGCTCATACCCATACTACCAGTCAAATAACTAATTTAAGTAGTTATACGGGATTCGATTCAAGATATTTTACCGAAACCCAAAGTGATGCAAGATTTTTAGCCATTGGTGGTACTGCGGTTAACTCACAGTTATTGGATAATGTTAATTCAACACAGTTCCTTAGAAGTGACCAGAACGACTCAACGACCGGGAATCTAACCGCTGCATCATTTATTACAGGGAACTGGACTATTGACCAGAGCGGTAGCTCATTGGTGTTTAAGTACAACGGAGCAACTAGGTTCTCATTGAGTTTAACAGGCGCATTATCAACAGAAGGAAACATAACAGCAAACGCATCATTATAATATGGCAAATTTAATTATACCTACATCAGGGATATTGACATTTAGTTTTGTAGCTGATAAATTTAATTCTGCACAAGATCTTGATGCAATGTTCAATGCAAGTAGACCTGCAAGTATTCCTGCTGGTACTAAAGCAGTATTTCCTGATGATTTTTATGGGGTTGCATACCTTGGATTCTCTTCTTTAAGCGAATCAGTTGGTAATGGATCAGGATTCATAGACTATATCATGGTGGTTAATAGGGCATGGACTGTGACAAGTAATGCAGCTTGGTTGACCTTGAACAAAGCATCAGGAGCAGGTGGTAATACAACTCTTAGGGCAACTTATACAGGCAATATAGGAGCAGTCAGAACAGCTACAATAACATTAACAGCAGGTGGTGAATCTGTCACAACCACAGTATCACAAGCAGCAGTTACTGCTGCACCATTTATCATACTTAGTGAGAACGGAGTTGGTTTTAATGATGCTGCAAGAAGTTTCAATGTGGGAGTAGATTCCAATACAAGCTGGACTGTATCAGATAATGCCAGTTGGATAAGTGTTAGTCCTACCAGTGGTACTAATGATGGCACTATTACAGTGACATTACAGGCCAATACAACTACTTCTGAAAGAGGTGGTACGGTAACTGTTAGTGGTGCAGGACAAAGTGATTCGTTCAGTGTAGCTCAATCAGGTGGAACTGCGCCTATGGTCACTTATTACAGATTAAACCAATGTGGTAGCGGTGGAACATTCTACACAACGGTTACGGGTACTGCCAGTGGAAGAGCAATCAGTCCAGATACTGGAACTTATTATACATACACAGGTACTAGTATAACACAGAGTACGCCACCAACTGGTAATCTTAATAACATACAGGTAATATTCGGACAATTCGGATGTCCTTAACTAGAATAAATATGAAAGTAAGTAAAAAAGGACTTGACCTAATCAAGAAACACGAAGGATTTAGAAACCATCCTTATTTATGTCCTGCCGGTGTACCTACAATAGGATACGGTAACACATACTATGCAGATGGTAGAAAGGTCAGGATGACTGATAGACCCATAACTTCATCGGAAGCAACAGAGTTGTTATGTGATATACTTGATATATTCGAGAAAGGTGTTACAAGAGTGGTCACAAAACCGATTACACAGAACCAGTTCGATGCTCTCATATCCTTCACTTATAATTTAGGATTAGGAGCATTGAAAAGTTCGACACTATTAAAAAAGGTAAACAAAGACCCAAATGATCCATATATAGATTTCGAGTTCCAGAAATGGGTACTTGTCAACGGAATGGAATCAAAGGGATTACGTAAACGAAGAAACCAAGAATCATGGTTATACTTCACTAAATAATAATTGATATGAGTAAATTTCCTAAATTCTTTAAAGCATTGAAGCAGGTAGCGGAAGGTGAGGCAAGTATATTGTACACCGATGAAGATCTACGTGTGCTGACGAACCATGCACTTCCCAAAAAGGATAGGGTAGCATTATCGACATGGGAGTTTTGGAAATCACCTACCATCAGTGCTCAATCATTGGAATCACAAAAAAATATAGATCAAGAGGAAGTTGAGGAATTCCGTGAGTTCATGGACTCATTGAGGTCTGTACAAAAAAGGAATATAGGTGAAAAACTTCTATCAGCTGATGCTGAGAAATCAAGTAAGTACTATATGTGGCAGATAATGCAGTTGAAGTTCAAGGATCTTACGCCAACACCACAAGTACAACTTAACCATAGCCCGACTATTATGATACAGGCGGGGGATAAGGAATCACAATCATTAATAGATAAAATAGTAAACAGTACTATCGATATAGATCACGAGGAAGTAGTAGATACCAAGAAATTAAAGTAATGGGAAAGTATAAATCAGCTAGAGCGTTTAAGAAGATTGCCAAATTGGACAAGCCCATACGGGTAGTCCAAGGAGGCAAAGGGAGTTCCAAGACAATTTCCATCCTACAGCTGTTTATATACTATATGATAAGTAACCGTACTAATTTAGTAATGTCCGTAGTGGCTGAATCATTACCCAATCTAAAATCAGGTGTAATACGGGATGTGGAGTCAATTTTAAAGGATATGGATCTGTACGATAAGTTCGATATAAACAAGACGGACAAGACGTACGCGTACGGTAGCAATGTATTGGAGTTCTTTTCGGTAGATGGGGAGAGTTCAAGACTTGGTTCAAGACGTACACACCTATACATAAACGAAGCAGATAATATAAAGTTCGATACGTTCATTGAATTACAGGGTAGGACTTCTGGTTTTACCATTTTGGATTTTAACCCACGTAGACCATTTTGGGCACACGAGGAACTAAAGGGTCAACCTAACGTTGATTTTATAATCGTGAATTATAAGGATAACCAATATATACCTAAACAGGAACTTGAATCCATCATGTTCTACAAACGTAAGTGGCAAGAAACTGGTTCACCGTTCTGGCAGAACAAGTGGAGGGTACTCGGATTAGGGGAACTTGGTGTAGTGGAAGGTGTAATATTCGAGGAATCTACAGATTGGAATATCATAGATACAGTACCATTACATGCTAGATACCTTGGAGCTGGACTGGATTTTGGTTTTACCCACGTTACCGCGATAGTTAAACTATATGAGTACATGGACAAGTTCGGTGACAAGGAGATAGTATTACATCAGAGTTTGTTCAAGAGTGGAATGACGACACCAAGAATAGTACAACATATAAAAAGTGACGTGGAACTAATGGGTTCTGTAATAACGTGTGATAGTGCAAGACCTGAAATGATATCGGAAGCGAGAGCATATGGTTGTCCAGTCACATCACACAAAAAACGGGATGTAATGAGTGGAATCGACCTGATGCACACGTATAAGAAATCGATAACACGTAGCTCGAAAGAAATGATAGATGAGTTCAGAAGTTATTCGTACGCTAAGGATAGGACAGGTAAGAGTCTCGGTGTACCCAATAAATCAGCGGATGTTGATAATAGTATAGATGCTACAAGGTATGCGTTCGAGTACTTCCTGTCACAGACAATGAACCGTACCAATAGTTTAAAATTCGTAAGTTAAGATGGAAGTACTGATTAATTATAAATTTAGGGATTTTCTAAAACAGGATCCGGAACTTATACATGAATACATAACGTACCTAGAGTTCATTAAACCGATTGACACGTTCCAAGATGTATTCTATATGAAACTTAAACACGTGGATTTTATAAAGGATAACCTAATGGAATCCGACGTTGGGATAATAGTTAAAATAATATCCATGGTACAGAAAATATCCACCAAGGAAGTATATAATATGGAGATAATAACATTGTACGGATTACTGAACTCGATACGTAATCAAATCGATACGATCGTACAAGCGGAGCTAAACTCATTGTGTTCCAATCATGCTAATTTTAAATGGGAATCTGTAAACGGTAGTGAAAAATTACATAAGTTCGGTATATATAATACATTGGAATCGGTATCCAACGGGGATATCACAAAGTGGAAATCCATAATGAACATACCGTATTCGGATATATTTACCAAGATGTACATGGATAGGGTCAAAGCAGATCTACAAATGGAAATGGAACAAATTAAATAAAAAGAAAATGTACACAATACTAAAATCGATTTCAGAAACTAATAACTTTGAGTTTTTATACGCAAGGAGTGATTACCAAAATTTATATAATGAGGTAGAAAAAAAGGACAGGATACACTTGTTCCTCGACCCCGTTGTCACAGAACATACGTTCAATGATTATGGTTCGGTCATAGAACAGACATATAGTGGTGCGTTCATGATGTTAATGAGTTCTGATATTACCAAGGATGCTACGTATGATTATAAGTACGAAACTTATATACGACCATTGATGTTAGGTGCACTCTCAACATTACAGTCCACAATAAAGTGTACAGGTAATTACACGTTCAACTCATGGAGGGTAGTAGAGGTAATCAACCTGAACGATTACGGACTGGACGGGATAATAGTAACCTATAATATATCAGAGGATGTATAAAAGCAACGAAGAGTTATTGCAGTTCGAGATGCAATCGATAGTAGATGATTTAAGGGTTGCTTACCAACAAAGTGGTAAAATGGTATCCGGCGAATGGGAACGTGGATTAACGATAACCTCACAACCCAACAAAGTATCGTTGGAGGGATATACGTATCTTGCTGGAAGATCAGCCGGTAAACAACCACCGGTACAGAACATATTGGATTGGGTCAAACAAAAAGGTATCCAGCCGAACGAAGGAACACAGACAGGGTTAGCATGGGCGATAGCTAAAAAGATAGCAAAAGAAGGTACTGACAGACAAAGTTCATTGAAGATATACGAGGAAGTTATCACACCTCAAAGAATAGATGATATAATAAAAAAAGTAACACAGTTCAACATAGGTCTTTTCGTGGATACGATTACCGCGGAACTAACAATCCTAGAAAACAACATATAACATGGCAAATACATTTTCAAAAACAGTATCGGGTAGTATATATCCAGCGTATAATGATAGTTACGTAGAGTTTTCCGTATCATCGAGTACCGCACCTGTAAGTGCGGAGATAATAATATTACCTGAAAGTATATTTCCTAATAGTTTTTTCATATTCCCTGATAAGGACGGTAAATATCTATTCAACTACAAGGATGCTGCAAAAGCAATATTCGAGCAGTTCCCGTTCAAGGACGAGAACGGTGCAGTGATCACTACGGAGTGGGGTCAAAGTATAACCGGTTCGTTCACGACATTATCGACCACCATACTTACGACGAACGCACCACCTACCGGTTCTACTATACCACAAGCTTTTAGTACGGCGTACGAATTCGAGTTTTACCGAAGTGTCAAACAAGTAGGGGAACAGATATATACCAACAATGCACAGATAAACAACTATTCCACCAATGGGACGGATTACAACCTAACATACTTCGAGGGATATCCATTCTCGTTCGAGTTACATAAACTGACACATTCGACATCCAAGAATATAAAGGTAAAGAATCTAAATAGTGGTGGAACATCCGCGGCCATATCTACACAGTTCACGGGAGCTTTCAGGATAATAGTGGACAAGGTGGGAACAAATTGGACTACATCTACCTTCCTTCCGTTATCCGATACTATAAATAGATTGGAAATATTGGAGGATGATGTTTTCAAGACTAACCTAAGATTAAAGAAAGTACCATCTACATCAGGGGTATACCTAAAGTGGTTCAATAATGATGGTGGATACTCGTTCCACTTGTTCGACAAGTTCTATCGTTATAATCTAACCGCAAGATCGATCGGTAATGTAAGTAGTAATACCTATCCGAACGTGGGTTCATATGGTGTAGGTGAAAAATCCATCGGAAAATCAGGTGGAGTAAGTTATAGATTAAACGCTACGATAGATGATAATGAATCGGAAGTACTTAAATCACTTTTCACATCACCAATGGTACAGATGTATTCATCACATAGACCATTCGTATCCGGTGAGTGGTTGGATGTGACACTCAACTCGAATTATTCACTTAATACCAAGAACGAAAAAAACGAAATAAGTGTAACCATAGATCTTCCAGATCTTATAACACCGACTCTATAATGTATAGAATAACAATAGGTAACGAGGAACTAGACTTATACCAGACTGATGATATTAACTTTAATATACAGCTTAATACCATTGGTAACGTATCTAACAGGAACAGTTCATATAGTAATACCATCGAGATACCAAAGACATCCAAGAACCAAAGAATCCTAGGTTTCGCTGGATCTATGGGTAATATGTCCCGTGTACCGTATGAACAAAAAAGGTGTACGTTGAGCTTTAATACGATTACAATAGTAAGTAGTGGATTCCTACGATTGTTGGGTGTAGGTCCGGAGAGTTATTCGATATTCATAAATGATGGTATAGTGGATCTGGAAGTTCTACTTTCGGACAGTACAATATCAGAACTTGGATATTCGGAATATGATCATCTACTAGGTACACCGACAGATGTAATAAATACGTTCGATAATACCTATGAGGATGGATACATCTATGCGGTAGCGGAGTTCGGTAAACTTATAGGTTCGACTATAACAGTCGAAAAGTTGGCACCATCGGTATTCGCAAAGACAATATTACTTCGGATATTCGAATCGAGGGGATTACGATTGGAGGGGGATTTTATCGACAACAATACAGATTTCGAGCAATTAGTAATACCACCTACAAGGGGAATAGATATAGAGGATGTCGCTCTCACTTCGACCAATGCTGGTTCGGGTAGTGGTGCGGTACTTGATGTCGACCAACCACAGGACGATTTCGAGCCAATACCATTTGTTACAACATATCCAATTACAACGAATAACTATAATACCGATATAGATATCATTAGTGGTGGAAGATTGGAGTTCAACCGTGCTGGATTAGTGGAACTCAACCTTGATATTGATTACGGTATAACGGACGGGCGAGTCCAAATAATGGTCAGTGTAGGCAATTCTACAATATTGATTCGGGAATTGAGTGGATCATCACTACAGGAAAGTATATTATTTACTACGGAGGTAGGTGATGTATTACAGATACTTGTAATAGCTTATAGTTCTTTCTGGGGTGCGAGTGGACGACCACGTTCCGGTTATTTCGATAGGGATTTTACTATAAACAGTTTAAGTGTACAGATTAATAACTTATCAGGTGGTACGGTTATCAAAGTGAACGATTACATGAGTTCCGATCTATCACAGAAGGAGTTCGTAAAGGATATATTACAGAGATATGGTCTAATATTATCAAGGAACAGAATAGATCCTTCAATATATGAATTGATATCAATGGAAACCCTACTAGATGATACGGAAAACGCAGTAGATTGGTCATCCAAACTTATTTCGATAGATAACGAAAGCTACGATAGTGGATACGCACAACAGAACAGAGCGGATTATAACTATACCAAGGACACCGTACCGTTCATGCAGGGATTTTTAAATATTACCAATGTGAATCTGGAGACAGAAAGAACTATCATAAATGGAATATATCAAATACCGGATAGCTATGTACGACCGGGTGCATTGGTATTACCAGGCACCACTACACCAATACCGGTATATAGTTTTCCTATATGGGAAATTATTTCCGATCCGAACGGGGATACGATAGAAAATACGGAAGCCAAGATAAGTATAATGAGGATACGTTCCAATTCACAGAGTACATCATATACCAGATTCGATTCGAATCCACAATCGAGTACGAACAACAAGTACTTATCACTTCAAAATATGAGTTATCAATATTTTTTCGATACGTATTATTCTAATTTTAAAAAATTATTGAACAGTTACAAAGAAGTAGATGTATCCTTGAAACTAAATTTAGTGGATTTTAGGAACATCGATATGAGTAAGTTGGTATATCTAAGACAGACTGGTAGATATTACTATATAGATACAGTCAAGTTGGGTAGGAACTCATCAGCAAAATTAATAGAAACAAGAAACTTTAGATAAATTCGACCATGGCAGAAAAAATATTAGTAGCATCACTATCGATAGATGATAAACAATTACTGAAATCAATAAGTGATACAAAGAAAGCTATAGACTCATTGAGTGATACCCAAAAGGATTTAAAGAAATCCGGGGATTCTAATTCAAAAACATTCGTACAGAACGAGGCAAATCTTAAATCATTGAAGTCGGAATACGGTAGTCAAATAAAGGTACTACAGGCTACAAAGACTTCACAGAGTAAGTTGGATGCTGCAATGAGTAAGAACAACAAATCCATTGATGAAGCCACAAAGAACTCCAAGGAACTTAAAGCGGTAAGGAATCAAATTAATACAAGTACCGAGGAAGGTGCACAAGCGGTAACGGATATCAATAAAAAGATAGACGAGAATACTAAGTTCATAAAGACCAATATATCCTCACAGGAAAAACAGACAGCCAATGTAGGTAATTATACAAAGGGTATCGGTAAAGCAAGAATGGGTGCTATAGCGTTCGGTTCAGCACTCAAAGCAGCTGGTATCGGACTGGCGGTAGCAGCGGTAGCGAAGTTAACATCCGTGTTCAGTGAGAACCAAAAGGTAATGGATGTAGTGAACATGGTATCGAACGCGTTCAGTATAGTGATGAAGGATATAGTAAATTTCGTAGTAAACAATACAGGGAACATTGTGAAATTCTTCAAAGCTATCGCGGTGGATCCACTTGCGAGTATAAAGAATTTTGGTACACTTATTAAAGAGAATCTAACAGAAAGGTTTGAATCCGCTATAAAATTAATGGGTCTATTGGCAAGTGCTGCTAAGAAATTCTTAAGCAAGGATTTCGCTGGAGCATGGGATGATGTTAAATCAGCAGGTAGGGAAGCAGTGGATGTATATACCGGTGTAAATGATTCACTTAATAAAGCTGGTGATGCTATTTCAGGTATATCTAAAAGTATCAATGAATACGGTAAAGCCGTTCTTACTGCTGCTGAAAACCAAGTTAAACTTGAACAGAATAGTTTGGTTGCGGAAGCACAGAACAAAAGATTGATCGAACAATATGATAGACAAGCTGAACAGTTAAGACAAGTTAGGGATGATGAAAGTAAAACCTTCGAGGAAAGGATATCAGCGAACGAAAAACTTGGGAACGTACTGAACGAACAAGAGCGGTTAATGATCAAGAACGCGGAACTAACGGTAGCGAACGCAGCGAACCAGAACGATCTCAACGGTACTACCGAAAGTTATGTCGCACTTATAGAAGCACAAGCGGCGAAGGAAGGTATACTAGCACAGATAGAGGGACAACGTTCGGAACAATTAACGAACCGTATAGGATTGTTAAAGGAGTCGGGGAAAGCGGATGATGAAGCTAAACAGAAAGAAATAGATCGTGAGATATCAACACAGGAGAAACTTAGAACACTTAGGGAGGAGTTCCTATTATCGGAACAGGAAGTGGAGATAGCCAAATTGGAAGCTGAACAGGAGAAACATCTATTGGAACTTGAAACCTTGGGATTAAGGGAAACCGAAAAGGAAGAACTTAAACAAGCAATATTAAGTGATGGTGCTGAACAACTTTCAGCTATCAATGATAAATACAACAAAGATGAGATAGAGGGTGATGCTAAAGTAATCATGGAAAAAATGAGGATGAGAGAGGAATCCTTGGATGGAATACTATCATTGACTGAAGCTGAAACAGGTATAGGTAAAGCAGCACTGTTAGCTAAACAAGCGTTGGCATTAGAGGAATGGGCGATAACCCAAGGACTTCTAAAGGCTAAGGGTAAATCAGCTATAAAAGAAGCTGGGGTGGACCAAAAATCAGGTCTGTCAAAGGCAATTGCATCCGCACCATTCCCTGCTAACATACCATTGGTACTTGGTCAACTAGCACAATCCGTACCCGCTCTACTCGCAGTAGGTACAGCTGTAGCTGGGATATCCGGTGTAAGTAGACCTAAGTTCCAAAGAGGTGGAATATTATATGGAGCATCACATGCGAACGGCGGAATCCGAACACCGTACGGGGAACTTGAAGGAGGTGAAGCTGTAATCAATAAAAGAAGTACAAGAATGTTCGCACCATTGTTATCCAACCTGAACCAAATGGGTGGTGGAAAGAAGTTCGCTGATGGTGGTATTACAGGTGGGGTACGAGCACCTAGTTCAATTATAGATTACGATAGATTACAACAGGCTTTCGTAGCAGGAGCATCCTCGGTGACGAACACGGTAAGTGTAGAAGAAATAAGAACAGTGACCAATAGGGTAAACGTAATAGAGAACAACTCATCTTTTTAAATTAAAATAGTCATAAGTAATCGATATAACCCCTGACAATTAAGTTTGTTGGGGGTTATAAGTTAATAGTGCCACCGAATTTAGTTATAGGGTTAATTTTAAGGAGTCTTTATGTAAAAGTGGTATCTTACTATTACTTTTAAAAGATAGTTCGTTAGGAGTTAGATATGGACGAGAAATATTGAGGAAAAACAAATGGACAACGGTACTAATAAAAATAATAGCTCACATTATAAAGAACAATATAAAGAATCAAACATATATAATAAGAATCAAAATATAATAATAAAAGACAATATACTACTACTAGATAACATAAAAGAACTCATATAACATAATAGAAGAACAACTAAAGGTATCCTATACAAATACCCTCAGCCTAAATATATAGGGTTATATCTTTAAATACTTACGAATCAACACAATAATCACTGAAATACTTACGAATCGAAGGTAAAATTGATATAATACAGTTAAATCGTAAGTAAAATCAATAAATAACGACAAGGACAATGAATCTCATGTCCACACAGACAGATAAATAAACCCCACAGCCATATAAAAGAACAGCAAAAAAAGATAAAATTGCCCACAGACAGATAAATAACCAGCAAAAAGGATAAATAAACAGCAAAAAGGATAAAATTGCCCCACCAGACATATAAAATTGACCAAAGACAGATAAATAAACAGCAAAAAGGATAAAATTGCCCCACCAGACATATAAAATTGACCAAAGACAGATAAATAAACAGCAAAAAGGATAAAATTGCCCCACCAGACATATAAAATTGACCAAAGACAGATAAATAAACAGCAAAAAGGATAAAATTGCCCCACCAGACATATAAAATTGCTGAAAAGTAATAATTTCCACACATTATATCGCCACCCAGACCCCCGCCCGACCACCACACAGACCCCACCAATAAAACACAAACGTTAAACAAAATATCCAAAAAAGTACTTTTTACGCCAAAACGTCACAGTCATGATCAAACTTTTCATCTATTTTCTTCCATTTTGTTTAACGTTTGGCATTTTTACCAATAAATTTTAATAATAGATCCATGATATTATTTCGATATATTCAGCGGACATAAAAAAAGCCACTATTTTAAAGTGGCTTTAAGTAAAAGTTATCTATTTTAATCTACTGCTTATAAAGGATTCCAGTTCCTCGATACCCTTTGAACCAATCTGTCCTGTTGGGAACTCGTTATCAACTTTGTGTTCGCCACTTTGGATTCTTCCAGCATATATTGCAATCCGGATATTATTTCCATTCTTCTTTCTTCTGTCATGACATATTCGATATTCTTCTGAACCGACGATGTACGTCCATTACATGAGTAGCACCGAACTTCGAATAGAACGCCGATAATGCATTAAGGAAATCCCTTTCATGGGGCATGTAATATCCCCTGTTGATCACTACCTTTATATATTCAATGATTTCCACCGCGTGTGTCCATACATCAGGGAAGTGAGTATATTGGTACATATTCGAGTTGAATCTGTTCGAGTTGATATAACTGTCGAGCATGCAGATATTGAATTCGAGATAATCAGTCATTTGAAGATTCATTGCTAACCTCATTTCCTTCTTAATCTAATTAGTTCCTTTTCCATTCTTCTTTCTTCTGTCATAAGTAATGCTATACTTTCTTACCATTAACAGATAAAATTATGCTATCTTCTAAATCAGAATGTATTAATCCACCTTGTGCAATAGCATAAGTTCCTGTTTGTCTTAAAACATCGGAGTAGCCTATTTTTACCGTCCAACCAAAGTAGTAACCGCTTATTTCAAGGACATCACCTTCTTTTAACTCACTACTTACAACACCAGTGCATTGCTTTTCATTTTTTGCTAACCTCATTTCCTTCTTAATCTAATTAGTTCCTTTTCCATTATGATCAACGACCATAACTTATCAGCAAGTACTTCACGTGATGCTTTTTCCAAGTGTACGTTGTCCATTCGTCTTGTTACCCTTTTAATCTTTGCTCTTGTGTTCCTTAGTTCTTTTTCCATTATGTGAACAGTTTAAAGTAGAACGCCATTGATGACCATACGAACAATGTGAATACTATATACACGAATATTCCACCGAATAATTTACCTAAATATGTTGCTAATCTGTCTTTTTTCATTTTGTTTTTTTGTTTGTTTGTTACGACTATAAATATAAAATAGAAATTTCAAACATTGATTTTCACGGCATTATTTTCAATTATTTTTTAAGGACTTCTAAGGAGTCTTTATATGGTGTATGGTGTCTTAGTATTACTTTTAAAAGATTGTACATCAGCCATCATGTGAATAAGAAAAGAACTCATTTAATTTAAGTTCCTGATTAGTACTGTATGGTGGACTTCCATCGAACCTGTAATGATATCGTAAGGAATCAGCACATACTATGTTATTGTCCAATATTGCCAATATTTCCTTTGTTGGGTTCGGCCCTGCTAATCTTTCTTTACAAAGTTTTACGTTATCTTCCATTAATTCTACACCGTATGTAGTTGAAAGGGCTTGTTCCAATGTACAACCACTTAATTCCATTTTTCTAATTACCACTTCTGAAAGGAACTGCCCGTCACCAGAAGATGGGTCTAGGAACTTCTTGGATATATCCTTGAATAGTTCATGACCTAGTTCGTCCAGCATTTGTTGTACAAGTTCCGTTGGCGTGAAAACTTCGGATGTTTGTTTAACACGAAGCTTGTCACGCTCAATACCGCTCATGTATTCACGGTTTCTAGTATGTTCTATGTATTTAGATAATTTCATCTGGTATAATTATTTTAGAAAAAAGTGATTTGGAATTCGTACATGATACACGTAGTTCATTGAGTTCAGTTAGTATATCGAATTCCAGCATCCATTTTTTTAATTTTATGGCGGATTCTAATGAATCGGTGGCTAAACCAACAATACTACGGGTTATTGAATATTCCGGACCTGCTATTTTTATAGCTCGGCCCCCACCCTTATATGGAACTAAGACTTTCCATTTACCGATTAATGTCGATTCGGATTCATCATATTGCCAATTAAATTCATCGGTTTTATAACTTCCTAATGATTCTATGGTTTTATATTTTCCAGTATTATTTAATCCACCCATCAACCTAGTACCATTGTACCATATATCACCCAAAGTTTTAGTGTTTGGATCCATTAAAAAGGATTTCTCAATATTCTTGGATATAACAAGATTTTTTTGTTTAAGTAATCTGATACTCTGTGGTTCTGTATTTGATTTATATTCAAATGAGTCAGACTTCTTTGTTGAATCGCCTACCACGTGACACGTACGTATTTGATTACTTATATCAAATATTGGTTTATCATGATAGACCATTTTTATGAAGTTATCATTTAAAATTATATTATTTTTAAATGCATTTGTTTCAAAGTTCGCCCTTAATATATAAGTAAACTTACCATTCTTGGTTAAGTTTGATATTAATTTAATGAAATCATCACCTATATTCTTACTTCTTCCTCTATTTTTATAGCTTGTATCATCATTTATAGTAAACGGTATGTTTCCCACTACGATAAAATCGTCATTATTTTCCATTAGATATTTTTTACATTTTTTATTATTATAATACCACTCATGTATTCACGGTTTCTACTATGTTCTATATATTTAGATAATTCCATCGGGTAGTGGTATATATGAAAATAATGTTTTAGTATTAGTCCCTGATGTTCTGATTTTGTTTAAGTAATCACATATATTTTCAGTTACAAACCAATCATGGAATTTTATTGCACTCGATTCCTTATCGAATTCAAATGCAATTATACTAAAGCATATAGAAAATTCAGGCCCAGCAATTTTAACTGCCCTACCCCCCCCTTTTCGTGGGACAAGTACTTTCCATTTACCAATTGAAGTATTTTCTTTACTATCGTAAGACCATTGAAATTCACTCGTTTTATAACTGCCCAATGATGTAATTACTTTGTATTTACCATTATTTGATATTTGATTCAAATATCTAAATCCGTTATTCCATATATCAGCTAGTGTTGGTTTATCAACATCAAGGGTAATGGTAGATTCAATATCCTTCGATAATACAAATTTTGCATTACGATTTAATAAAACTAATTCTTTTGAGTTATTTACGTTATACTCAAATGTGTCAGTTATGTTGTTAGAATCCAACACAACATGACATGTGCGTATAAATGATGATATATCGAATATAGGCTTGGTGTGATGTACTATCTTTTTCAAATATGGGTTCAATATCAATTCTCGCTTGAAAACGGTACGAGTATATTGTGCAGGTAAAATATAACAAGCCTGTCCTTTTTTTGATAATTTATTAATTAACGTAATGAACGAATCACCAATTCGAGTTGATCCACCACTACCAATGTCTAAATTATTTCCTTCGTTTTTATTTATAGTAAACGGTATGTTTCCTACTACTACATCAAATTTCATATTTTTATTTATTTAACATATGAATTCTTTCCAAAAGTCTTTTTTGAAACCCAACATCACTTTATATTCAAATGAAAAACCCGCCCATTTACAATTAGATACAAATTGTCTAAATTTATCAGTATTAACTGCCTTGATGATATTATCACCTTCCAATTCAGTAGTTACTTCTATAGCAAAACAATTATTAGTGACACCATATTTACCCTCTCTATCAAATATTGCATTTTCAGGTGAGGCCTTACCGAAAATTATTTTTTTAATCCCAAAGTGGCCGTTGTTTTTCGATGAATATAATAACTTTGGTATACCATTAGCAGGTGTACTATGGATACATGGTAACATATGAGTATCATCTGAAACCATAGACATCCAATTTTTATCATTACCATACATACTACGAGAATGTAATATTTTTATAGTATTAGCAGATTTAGTAGTAATATTTTTCAGAAAATCCATATGAGTATTAAATACGTACTCAGCTGATTTTAAGTCGATAAATTCAGTATGACCTAGTTCATCTACTACTTCGGTTTTTATATCACTAATTGAATTTCGAACGGTATACCAGTCGTATCTAGTACTAACACCGAATATAGATTTCCCATCAATTGCATTATGAATTTCCAGATACACCATATCAAATCCCTTTAATAGTTCTAATATATTGTGATTGGGTTTTCTCCATGCACTGGGATGTACTAATGACATATATCCATTTGGTTTTAATATACCCAATGTTATTTTTACAAATTGTTGCCAAAGTGGATTATTTTTATTATCACTTTGATATGGCGGGTTTCCCACTACTACATCAAATTTCATATTTTTAATTATTTAACATTATCTTCAATATACTGTATTTCTTCTTCTGTTAGATTGAAATAATTATAAAGCTTCATTTCGGAATCACATAACATTAATTCTTTTGAAAATTTAGGTAACCTAGAAAAGGGGCCGGTATTAAAACCTCCTGTTTTGTTTGAAGTAACGACAAATCTATATAATTTAGATTTCAATATAAATTCGATCATACTCGCTTCTTCTTTACTATTTGTATAGATTCCTACTACATTACGGCCGGGAATAGAACTCAATGTTTTATATATATAATCTTTCTTTGGTGAAAAGTATGTACCTGACATATTTACAATCACCTTCCATCCATTATAATTAGATACAGACTCTGGCTTATAGTAGAGTAATTGGCTACCTGTATGTACAACTTCGGTAGTGTATATATTATCTCTCATTAAACTACATTTTCCCACTTCAATATCTTTACTCTTATATGATAAGAAATTTTTAGTTTCTATTTTTTCACTAAAACCATATACTTTTTTACTTATAGTTGACTGTAAATCAGTATTAGTATAAGTTCGTATATTTATTGTTGTATGATCCAACTCATCTTGTATAGTAGTGCTTCCCTTATAATTATTTTTTGATAATAAAAACCAACCTATATTCTCACCCACCGAACTAAAATACTTATTTACATTTTTATTTATATAAATCAAATTTTGATTCAGTAACAATTCATTTGCACGTGCTAGATCGGGGCCCATTCCTCGCAACCATGATATTGGTGTCACCAATCCCAAATAACCATTTTCACTAAGTAATGATATTGATTTTTCTATAAAAGAGGGCCATAATTTATTGGATTTATTGTTATTGGATTGGTATGGTGGATTACCCAATACTACATCAAATTTCATAGTTTTTATTATTATTATATCCTTTTAAAATCATGTTCATACAAATCCCCTATGTATTGATTTATAAAATTCTGTTCCGTTTCATTAATATCAAAGTGCTTGAATAACTTTTTATCATCCCAATTTTCGGAAAAATCCATATATGGTACTGATTTTAATTCACCTCGATGTACTGTTTGGTTTATTTTATATATCGAGAGACAGAATCTTGCAAATTTAGTTTTGACAAAGTTGAATAGATTGTATGATTCGTTTACAGTATTTACACCGATGTAATTATACCCATTCTCGAAATCTGAAAAAATGATATTATCGATACAATGTTGATCTTGACAATATATCAATTGAAAGAAGTCAGGATTTACTTTACTAAGAATCGGTATATGACCGGAAATACTTACTAACTTTACATAAATTTTAGATTTCTTGTCGTTCTTCTTTCGGTAGTTCATATCCTCGAACGATATATTCATTCTACTAAAAATTTTATCCCTAATACTTAGTACAATATCATTACCGTGCATGAATACGTCGTCAAGTGTAGTATATTGTTTTACTTCATTGTCATTAACGTGTGAATATATTACATCTATAGTTTTATCTTTTATTTTGGTTACTGTCGTTATACTAAGTGGTATAAAAAAACCAGCATTAAAAAGTTTATTTCCATCTACAAATTTCAACATTGATCTATATTCCGAAATAATATTCTTTATTCTTTTGGTCTTAACATTATCTTTAGTTGGTTTTCTATTAATGAATGGTGTACTTGGGTGAATATGAATCATAATACCACCATCAGTAAGATACTCGAACGCGTTGTTAATAATATCGATGTGCAATCCTTGTTTATACGGTGGGTTTCCCACTACTACATCAAATTTCATATTTTTTAATTCGAGTGTTACAAGTATAAATATAAAATAGAAATTTCAAACATTGATTTTCACGGCATTATTTTCAATTATTTTTAAGGAATAGATGTACAGGGAACGTTTCTAATACATTATCTTTAGTTTATCCATATCTTACTATTACTTTTAATATATCATCCCTTAAAATCGTTCCTAGTACTATAGGATTCAATCCTGTACTTAATTATTATAGTAAGTCATGTTACTCATGTATCTATATTATTGTTTTTATTAAAATAAAAACTGGTATAAGTCCTATCTATACTAAATCAATAAGCTATAATAAAATAATATACCAGGTATTCTTTACGTTTACTGCAACTATCTGATATGTATGTGTGTACTGCGGTACAATGTGAGTTAGAGACACATCAAAAAATATATTAATAATCCTGATTGGCTTAAGAGCTCTAACCTCTTTTGACAATTGGGATTTTTTTATACAAAAATTTTAAATTATGACTTACCTAAGTAAAGAAGATTTCCACTCAAAGTTGGAAGAAGATTATAATAATCTGGATATGGAAACTGATATGATACCAATAATAGATGAATGTTATGATATGGCTGAAAAAAACAAAGGACATAATATACCTTATACCAATGTTGTAATTAAAATCATTGAAGGAATAAAGAATCGTGGATCTAGAAAATGTACGTTCAACCAATGGAAATGTATTTCAAAATATCAGAAAGTAAATAATAAGTTCAAAAAAATAAAATTATGAGTAAAGAAGTAAATGCATTCGAGAAGTATCATGATGATAGACGTGAATTTTTAAATTATTTATTATGTTGGTTTGAGTTACATAGAACTGATATGTTAGAAGATGAATCCAACTTAGTTGGCGATTATATAGTATTATATCCATGGAACACGGATAATGATAAGAAAAAAGTTAATCGTGTTATCAATAAAGTAGAAAAGAGATCGTAATGGATAAGTTCGCTATTACACATAAAGATGCTGCATTGATATATAATCATATTCAATCTAAGAAACGATCACCAAAAAATCAATTCCTTAAACGTATCAAGGTTATGGACTGGATCAATAAAAAAGTTAGTAAGACTGATAGTGGTATAATAGCTATCCATCAGCATAACTTAGCTAAGAAACTGGGTATAGGAGTTGCTCAAATTAATAGTATAATAAATGAATTAGCATTTAATCTACATATTATACAAAAAGAACACGTACATATCGCTGGTATAACTTCTTGTGGTTATTCTACTATAAACAAATGGGATACTGGTGAATATATTCACGTGCACTGTCCTGTCAATGCTTTAGATAATATTTCTACATTTCTGCAGAATGATAATGATAATGAATTTGTTAATCAATATCTTTCTAATATGGATAAGATATACATTCCTTATTTTATAAAATCCTCTAATGATTTCTATACTGCAATATTACTTGATAATTCTACTGGATTGCCAGTTGCAAATTATATATCTTATATACCTTATGATTCCGATAAGGAATTAGACATAGTAAACGAACCAGTAGAACTGTATAATATACCAGTAAAAGAACAAAGAAAATGGATAAACAATTTAGGTATAATAACCCAGCCAAATAAAGATAATCGAGTGTACCAGATATTGACACAGACAAGTTCAGTATATAGAAGAAACTTCAAATGGAAGCATGACAATGAATTACTTGACTTATTACAAACCGATATGAAGTCTGCACAAGTAGTCCTATCATATCATAAATTCAGAATGGAAACAAAACAAGAAGAACCATTCATAAAAGAACATATAGACAATGGTACGGTATATAAAGTTATGATGGAAATATTGGAGAAGACTGATAGGGATGAATTCAAAAAGGAATTATTCAAAGACTTTCTATTCGCTGGACATTGGTGGATGAGTAGAAAAAAGAATATGATATCACAAATGATTAAAGATATGTATCCAAACTATTGGAAATGGGTATATCAAACAAAGAAAAAAACAAGTAGTAGTGAGTTTTCACATATGATTACAAGATTGGAGTGGAAGTTCATACGTAACACGCTCAAGGAATTGTATGGGGAAGGTGTACCGTGTGTTTCACTACACGATAGTATAATATACCCTGAAAGTATAGACCCCCTTTATATCGAAGAAAAACTAAACGTGGTAGCCAGAAGAACATTCGGCTCAATCATACCTATAAAATCATCAAACCTATAAATTATAAACAAAATGGATATTAAAAAAGTATTAAAAAAGCTAAAAGAATTTGATAATAATTCATCAATTGGAAAAAAGAAATCAGCAGCTGCTTTTAAAAAGATGAACCAGAAGATTTACAATAATAATTTAAGAACCGAGACTTTCAGAGATTTATTCAAAAAGGTACAAGGACAAGAAAATGATTAAAAAATAATTGCTTCAAAATCGGTCTTTCCGCTATCCAGCTCATATTTAAGATCGTACATGAGTACAAATTAAAAGTGAACAGTTATGATTAACAAAGAAACGTACGTATGCAAAAATTGTAATATTGAGAAGCCAATCGATGAATATCATAAAAACAAAGGTCGAAAAGAAGGTAGACTTACCCAGTGCAAGGTCTGTATACTTTCAAAAATGAAATCAAGATATGTACCTGTTCCAAAGAAACCTAGAAAAGTAAAAACAGTAGTTGCGCATACAGATTCCAAAAAATGTAAAAAGTGTGGTGAAGTAAAAACTCTTGATAATTTCTATGTCAATACATATATCAAAAGTGGCCGGATAGCTAACTGTAAGGAGTGTTCACGATCATCTAAAGTAAAAGTTGCACGTTTAAATTCAGGCCTAAAATTTACCATAGAGGAAGAATATACGCCATTGGAACAGATAAAATATAAATGTGACAATAATATCGATTTCCAGCGTGATTTTATAGATAACCGCACATCAAGTCACTCTTACATTGCCTATCATAACTTTATAAAATCAAAAATGGCGACTGAATTCAATGAAAGAAACTTTGAACCTAATTCAATAGCTCATAAACTTATTGGAATAGGGTATTCAGAACTCATATCACAACTGGACGCTAACGACTGGGGATTTTCCGTAGGTATGTATCAAATTTCACTAGACCACGTTATATCACTCGAAACAGCTGTAATAGGTGGCAAGTTAGATGCTCCGAAGTACGAATCATTGTGGCACCATTCTAATTTAGTGTTGACACCCACTATTTTCAGGGATTTTGTAAGATTCGGTAAACCTATACAGGAAATAGAGCTTTTATTGTGGCTGGAAGGTACAGACTGGTGGAGCGGAATACGTCCCCCGTATATTCCAAAGTATATCCATGATTTAAAATTTGATATACAAACCTACGTAGATACAGATTAAAAACCACTTTTTTGATGAAATTTACGTTTTTTTATAAAAAATAGTTGAAATTTTAACGTTTTATTTTGTTTTTAAATATTTATAGTAGTAGAAACACTACGAATAACAACCAAAAACAAAATTAAAATGACAAAAATTAAAGAAGTATGGAAAGATGTTCCACAGTACAAAGAAGCATATCAAGTATCCAGTCTTGGAAACGTAAGATCTTTGGATAGAATAGTATATACTAAAAAGGGTTCAAGAAAATTAATAGGGAAAAATCTAAGTACATCAAAGTTGCCGAACGGATATATGCAAGTAGGAATATCCTATGATGGTGTAACAAAAAACTACTATACACATCAATTGGTAATGATGGCTTTCAAGGGATTCGAACCTAATGGTAAATTTTTAATTGTAGATCATATAGATTCGGACAAGACTAACAATAACATTGAGAACCTACAACTAATTACCCACCGCGAGAACCTATCCAAGGACAAACGTAATTCAGGAAGATACAGTAGTGAATATGTAGGTGTAAGTTGGAACAAGAAAATAAAGAAGTGGGTATCGTATATCCAGCTGGATGGTAAGATAAACTACTTGGGTTCTTTCCTTGATGAGCTTGAAGCACATTTAACTTACCAGTTCGAATTATATCACTACAAATCAATGAACAATAAATTTTAAATTAAAAGTTATGGAAGCAGAATTGAACATATTAATATCAGCAATCGAAAAAGCACAACAACGTGGGGTATATACCCTGACGGAAGTGTCGACTATTCTTAAATCGATAGGAACGTTAAATAAAATTATGTCGGATATGTCACTTACAAAAACAGAAGCAGAATGGTAACGGACGGGCGGTTTTTTATTTTTTGTCATTTAAAATTTTACGCCCGTCCCAATACCAAAAATTAATAAATGACCGAATATTTACCACTTATATATAAAATCAGTAATAAATTTCCTAAAAAGTATCGTAATGATCTGGTACAGGAAATGTTTATAAAAATGCATGATATAAAAAATGGTTATGATATTGAAAAAGGAACGTTCGTAACGTACCTCTACAAGAACTTATATTATCATTCCTTACATTATGTACAGAATAACAAAATAATCCATCAGTCGTTGGATGAGTGGGTTACAGATGATTGTAATGATGAAAGAAGGAAGTCGGATTTACTTGAAAGCACTGTAAACGAGGAACTACGATTCGAACACCGCGATTATTTGGAACAGAACGATAAAAGATTTACAATAGAAGAACTGTTCATACGTGAAAAATATTACGAGTTGGATTTATCGGTACGAATGATAATAGATCTATATTCACCATATCACGGATTTACATCACCTACTACAATATACAAAATATTAAATAAATGACATTATACAAATACCTTACTTCATCCACGGTAAACCCAATATTAATAGAGTTGGTACGAAACCGCATCACGAGTTCCACGAACGTAATCAAGGAACTAAAAATATTCGAGGATTACCTAGAACTTACCGGAAGGGAAATGGATAAGTGGAAATCATTATCCATCAGACATAATTTATCGGAGTCTACGGTCAAAAGAATATTGAAGAAAATGAAATCACGTATAAAGTAGATTATAAATAACTTGGAAGTAAACCCTGTATCATTACGATATGGGGTTTTTTTCATTGAAAAATATATACATATATATTAAAAGTTCAACCAAATGGACTGTTTTGGTAAATTATCCTATAAAACTTACATATAAGCTTATAGGGAGCAACCCAAAATAGAATATATGAACACAATCTATATAACAGGAGTAATTGGAAACGATGTCACATTAAAAAGTGTAATTTCTCAATATAACTCACTTTCAAATCCCCAAGAGGTTGAAGTAGTAATCGATTCCCCAGGTGGTGGTGTCGATGAAGGTCGTGCAATATACAGTTATCTTAAAAACTTACCCGTACCAGTAACTACGGTAGCCAAAATGGCGTTTTCAATCGCATCCATTATTTTTATGGCTGGTTCAAAACGTGTAGTACTTTCAGGTAATGATCGTGTTATGATACACATGCCATGGGTACGGAATGCTACAGGTGGTAGACTCCAACTTGAAAAACTTACCACGGAACTACAAATATTGGAAGATGAGTTCGTAGAACTATACGGTTCAATTATAAAAGCTGATGAATCATCGATCAGAACTTTACTTACGAACGAGACATATATAAGTTCAGATGATGCGATTTCCCTTGGTTTCGCAACAGAAATTAGAGAACCGTTAAGAGCTGTAGCATTCCTATCCGATGCAGAAGAAAAACCAAAATCAAAATTAAATATAATGAAGAACGCAAATATTTTAGTACAAGCTTTAAAAGCTTTTATAAACCAATCAACAGTAGCTCTTGTACTTCAAGATGCTAATGGAGTTGAAATTACATTTCCGGAAGTAGAAGAAGGAGAACCTGCGATAGGTGATTCCGCAACAGTGGATGGTTTACCTGCAAATGGTGAATATATTTCCCCAACAGGAGAAACTTGGGTATTCGTGGACGGTTCTTTAACAGAGGTCAAATCAGTTGAACAAGAAGATGAAATCGATGATATCGACGATATCGAATCGACCGATACTGAAATGCAGGATCTTTTAGAAAAACTGTTTTCAGCAGCAAAACTTGAAACTACTAAAGAAGTAGAGGTATTGATCGAATCACTTAAAAATGATAACCAAATTCTTAAAGATGAATTGGTAGCTGTCAAGAAATTGATAGGATCGGACGATTTCAAAGTGGATGTAGATGAATCACAACCTATTGCAAAAACAAAAGGTGAAAGAGCAGTACAAATACTTAACTCACGAAGAACCAAATAATAATTAATAACTAGAACTAAAATAACAATAACATGGCATTAGACTTACAGGCACTAACCGCATATACGAACGAAAACAGAGATTCGATAATCGCAGGAGCAGTTGCAGGAGCAAAATCAGCTCAAACATTAAACCTTCAAGTTGGATATAAATCCGCTGGAGCAATCAACATTATGGATACTTCGGTTACCTTCCAAGCAGATGTTTCTGGTAGAACACCGAACGATACTACTACTTTCTCACAACGTATCCTTACAGTAGGAGCTATTAAGATAGAAGAAAATATCGATGTAAAAGCATTAAACGCTTACTGGACACAACACGCTCTTAAAGCAGGTTCGGCCGATGATGTATTTCCATTTGAACAAGAATGGACAGATCGTAAAGTAGCCAAGATTTCTGAAACATTGGAAAAAGCTATCTGGCAAGGTGACACCGTCAATACAGGTTCTGCGAACCTTAGACATTTTGATGGTCTTTTAAAACATATCGATGCAGACTCAAATGTAATCGATGGTAACACTGCTAGTGTAACTACCGCTATCACTAAAGCAAACGTAATAGGTATTATGGATGATGTGTACGAGGCAGTTCCTTTACCTGTATTGGAATCCGGAGAAGTAAAAATCTTTTGTGGATTCGATGTTTTCAGAACATACACACAGGCGTTGAAAGACTCTAACCTTTACCACTACTCAGCTAATAACTCAAACTTTGAGATAGAAGTACCGGGAACAGATGTAAAGATAGTAGCACTTCAAGGATTATCTGGAACTTCTAGAATAATCGCTGGTAAGACTGATAACTTCGTACTAGGTACAGACCTTGAAAATGAAGAAGAAGAGTTCGATGTATGGTACTCTAAAGAAGATAAAGTTGTTAAGTTCGATGCTCAATTCAAGTATGGTACTCAAATAGCTTTTCCAGAACAAATAGTAGAATTTACTCTAGGAGCATAATCTACGACACAATTATATAAGGGGGTTCTATACCCCCTTTTAACCCATAAAAACTAATATACAAATGGCTTGTAATAAAAAAGTAACCGCGAATCTTCTTTTTGATTGTGCAGATGCACCAAAAAAAGGTTTATCCGGGAACAAAGCAGTAATAATTAATTACTCGGATATTGACTTTACCGAAACAACACAGAGTGGGGCTACGATTACGGCCCTTGCAACTGTAAGTGGTTCAGCCGGGTTTGAGATACAATGGTATAAAGAACTTGCATCAGTTGCGACTTCCTTTACACCGGATGCTGAAAACGTTGATGGATACGCACATAGCTTCCTTGGTAGATTATCTACCACAACCGCTGAAAGTGCTGAAAGAGCGAACGAACTTAAAAATGGTAGATTCGTGGTAGTTGTAGAAACAGAATATAAAGGTGTAGACCAAGCGGATGCATTCAAAGTATTCGGTATCGATTCAGGATTGGAACTATCCGAAATGGCGGGTGACTCGAACGCAAACGGTGGTTCACTTCTATTTACACTTTCCACAAGGGAAGGTACGGTAGAAAAGTACCCTTACTCAATATTCTTGGATGCCACCTATGCTAGTTCTTCTTTAGCATACTCATCTAGTTTCGCATAACTATAAATAGGTAATACTACCTATATACATAAACACGAGAATTAAGGTAGCTAGGTTAATCCCAATGCTACCTATTCTTTATTATAATAACCAAAATACCAAGATATGTCACAATTTAGATTAACTCAACCCGATATAATGTATAAAATACAAAAGGGTAAACCAGGGATAATTTCCAATGCTAACATAACTGATGAACTGGCTATTGAATTTCTTACATATGATCCGAAAAGGATAAGTGTGTTCTCAACATACCCAAAAAATTATCTAGAACTAATATCAGATGTTCCTGTGGATATAACACCAAAGACAGATGTTGTAGATCTTAACTCATATAATGTAAAGGAACTAAAGGAATTATATCCTGATGTGAAATACGGATTCGGTATGAGTAAAATAAAGTTCATAGAAAGTATTAATAACTCAAACCCATTATAAAATGAAAATATTTTTTGCTGACATCAAGGATACAATATTAGATGTTAAAATGGACAGAAGGAGTGAAGTATGGTCATGGGGAAATGACAACGCATTTCCAAGTTTAATAGAAACACTTATAGAAAAATCGGTGACATCAAAATCATGTGTGGATAAAGTAAGTTCCGCAATTTACGGTAAATCGTTCGGTATCACTGGAAACGTAGTAGTTAATTCAGACGGTCAAAAACTTAATGAACTACTAAGATTGGCAGCGAGGGAGTTTACAAAACACAATAATCTTTTCATTTGGGTCGGGTATGATGGAAACTTTGATATAAACTCGATTAAAGTTGTACCTACAAAGTATGTACGCCGTGGTAAATCGGATGATAAGGGATACAACGGTAAATACATAGTATATTCCAATTGGGATAAAAGTGAAAAACAAAGAATAGAAAGTAAACACTTCAAGACAATCGATAGATATAATCCTAACAAGACAATTATCGCTACCCAAATAGAAAAGGCAGGTTCAATTAGAAAATATAGGGGACAGATTATCCATGTACAACAGGACACGAACGAAAGGTATTCCAAATCGGACCTATATCCAGTCCTAAGTGAAGCGTTGTTAGAAAGTAACTCACAAATATTCAGAAGTATAGGTGCTAGTACAGGTTTCCTAAACACTAAACTTATGGTGGTAAAACCTTTCTCGAACCAAGAGGATAGGGAAGAGTTCCATGATCACTTAAAAGATTTACAAGGTGCTAGTAATAGTGGTAGGGTACTTCTATTGGAATCACAGACACCAACGGATGATATATCCAAGGAAATCAGCCTTGATGATCTATCAAGTAAGTATAACGATAAACTGTTCGAGTACTCGGACTCACAAGCTAGGAAGAATATATCCTTAGCGTTCGGTGTTCCTGCATCGTTAATGGATATATCCGATAACTCACTTTTCGGTAACTCCGGAGAGTTGATACGTGAAATGAAATTAATGTTATGGGAATCACGTGAAGAAGATCGTGATATGATAGAATCAATATTTTCAGAAATAGCGGGAAAGATGTCAGAACCAATTCAGGAACTAAAAATTATTAACCCATATATACAAGAATAATGGAAAAGTTTATTACATATATAGATATTAGAGACTCAAAAAGTATAGGTGGTAAGATCCGTGAAGAATTACTGAACGAATGTATCGATCTGGCACAATCGATAGAACTATATGATTTTTTAGGTGACCTATATTTTGATGTACTTGAAAACTATAAAAGTACCACATACCACGATTTAATGGAAGGTAGTACATTTACTATCAATGGTGATAAATTTATCCAAACGGGATTAAAATCTATGTTGATCGATCTAGCGTACGCAAGATATATACAATCGGTAAGTACAAATGTGACACCGTTCGGGATAACCACAAAGACATCACAGGATTCAACACCGGTAGATAGGAATATGATAAAGGATATGGTATCACAGATCCGTAGGGATGCTGATATTAAGTTCATTATGATCAAGAAGTATTTAACCCTAAGTAACGATAAAGACCTGTTTAAGAGGTTTTACAGAGGACAGGATCAAATCAATAATACATCACAGAACTTTAGTGTGGTAAAGGGAAAATCAGGTAGTAGAATCGGATATAGTCGTAAAGGTTATAATAACGATTATTACAGATATTAACCACAGTACAATTAAACTTTTTACAATGAGTATAGCAAAATTAGATTTAACACAGGATAGTGAACTAACCATCCATATAGAACGTGGAGTCGTGTATGCTCCAAGTATTAGTGGTTTTACTACACTTGATACAGGATATACCCTGGTATTGAATAACATCACGTATACGGTAGGTAATGGGCTATCCTTAGTGGACACACAAACATTAAAGTCAATAGTATGGGCATTGGATGGTGGTGATTACCAAGTAGGTATTTACAGAGGAAATATAATATCCGACTCCAGAACTGCTGGTACTTATCTTAATATACAAATCGTGTTAATCGTAGAATAATGATAACAGTAAAATCTAACATTCCGGAACAAACATTGACCGTAAACGGCGGTGGTGCAAAATCAGTACAACTAAACGTCAAGGATAACTTGAACGATTTACAGATTTTACAGTATCCTAATGTAGATATTACCGTAGGAGTAGGTGACACCACCGAACTAAACAATTTTACCTCATCCATTCAATTGGAAGTGGACTCATTGACTAGTGTGACGGGTTCATACCTGACAACTTTACCAAGTGGAACAGTATCGGGTTCAGTTCAAATAACCAACGGAAGTACTTTACTTAGTGGTAGTAAAACAGATATTAGTTCATTAAACACATTCACAAGTAGTATACAGACAGAAGTAGATGGTATAAGTTCAGCTACAAGTTCATATCTAACAACTTTACCAAATGGAACAGTTAGTGGAAGTACTCAAATAACCAATGCTTCAACCATATTATCAGGTTCAAAAACTAACATTACATCACTTAATAACTTTACAAGTAGTATACAAACAGAAGTAAATGGATTGAGTAGTGTGACTGGTTCATATTTAACTACTTTACCAAATAACTTAGTTAGTGGAAGTTCACAACTTACGGGTTCATATGATGTAAGATACCAATTAAGTGGTAGTGCTGGAGGAGCGGATTGGAATGTCAATCTTGATAATATCCCTGTCGGAATAATTAGTGGTAGTACACAAATAACCAACGGCTCAACTATTTTAAGTGGTAGTAAAACTAATATTACTTCGTTAAATAATTTCACTTCATCTATACAGAACGAGGTGGATTCATTGACTAGTGTGACTGGTTCATATTTAACTACTTTACCTAGTAATTTAATAAGTGGTTCATCCCAACTCACCGGATCATATGATGTAAGATACCAATTAAGTGGTAGTGCTGGTGCAGGAGGAGCGGATTGGAATGTCAACCTTGATAATATTCCATCAGGAATAATTAGTGGAAGTTCACAAATAACCAATGGTTCAACTATATTATCAGGTTCAAAAACTAACATTACATCACTTAATAATTTCACAAGTTCAATTCAATCAGAAGTAGATGGTATAAGTAGTGTGACTGGTTCATATCTAACTACTTTACCAAGTGGAACGGTTAGTGGTAGTACTCAAATAACCAATGGCTCAACTATTTTAAGTGGAAGTAAAACTAACATTACTTCGTTAAATAACTTCACAAGTTCAATTCAAACAGAAGTAAATGGATTGAGTAGTGTGACTGGTTCATATCTAACCACTTTACCAAGTGGAACAGTTAGTGGCAGTACTCAAATAACCAACGGTTCAACAATATTATCAGGTTCAAAAACTAATATCACACATCTAAACACATTCACTTCATCTATACAGACAGAAGTAGATGGTATAAGTTCAGTTACTTCATCATATTTAACTACTTTACCAAATAACTTAGTTAGTGGTAGTACTCAAATAACCAACGGCTCAACTATTTTAAGTGGAAGTAAAACTAATATTACTTCGTTAAATAATTTCACAAGTTCAATTCAATCAGAAGTAGATGGTATAAGTAGTGTGACGGGTTCATACCTGACAACTTTACCAAGTGGAACAGTATCGGGTTCAGTTCAAATAACCAACGGTTCAACAATATTATCAGGTTCAAAAACTAATATTACTTCGTTAAATAATTTTACAAGTAGTATTCAAACAGAAGTGAATGGATTGAGTTCTGTAACTTCATCATATATAACTACTTTACCAAGTGGAACAGTTAGTGGTAGTACTCAAATAACTAATGGTTCAACCATATTATCGGGTTCAAAAACTAACATTACATCACTTAATAACTTTACAAGTTCAATTCAATCAGAAGTTGATGGATTGAGTGCGGCTACTTCATCTTACCTGACAACTTTACCAAGTGGAACAGTTAGTGGAAGTACTCAAATAACCAATGGAAGTACTTTACTTAGTGGAAGTAAAACTAATATCACATCACTTAATAACTTTACAAGTAGTATTCAATCAGAAGTTGATGGTATAACTAGTGTGACGGGTTCATACCTGACAACTTTACCTACGGGTACAGTTAGTGGTAGTACACAAATAACTAATGGCTCAACTATTTTAAGTGGTAGTAAAACAGATATTACATCACTTAATAATTTTACAAGTAGTATTCAAACAGAAGTGAATGGATTGAGTGCGGCTACTTCCTCGTATGTGACTACCGACACCGATACAACGTACACAGCAGGTACCGGTTTAGAATTGACAGGTACTGTATTTTCACAGACACCACGTACCATCAACGGAACAACTTATAACGGTTCATCGAACATTACTACTGCTAACTGGGGTACATCAAGAAATATATCTATTGGTGGAACTTCCAAATCTGTCAACGGTTCAGGTAATGTTACTTGGACAGCCGCTGAAATTGGAATTACAAAGTCGGCAATCGATGCATTGAACATTGATGCCGATACATTGGATAGTTTAAATTCAACACAGTTCCTACGTAGTGATCAAAGTGATACTATAAACGGTAATCTTACCGTTACTGGTACGATAACCGCAGGAGGTATGATAACTGGTACAGGTACAATACCGTTCAATTCACTAGGTACAGGTTTAAGTTCAAATAATACGGCACGGAATTTCATGATTGCAAGAGATAGTGCAAATACACTTCTTTGGTACATAGGAATGACATCTACTAGCAACAACGATGTAATCATAAACAACTATGACGGAGGTGCTTTCCTAAAAATAAGGGATGGTGGTCAAGAAAATGGACTGGAATATTACAACGGTTCATCTACCAGAACTGTATGGCACTCTGGTAATGATGGTAGTTTATTAAACACTAGTAGTACATCCCAAAGTAAATTGGGAGCATTAGGGGTAAAATCCCTTCAATCAGATTGGGTACTAACGGGAGGTAATCAAAGCAATGCAAACACAG